ACCGGATGACAAGTTTGTTGTCGGTATGGTGTCAGCGAATAAAGGTATCTCACCGAACCGTAAAAGTTTCCCCGAGGCGTTCCTCGCGTTCTCAATGTGGCAGCAGAAACACGACGACGTTGTTTTGTACGTACACACTGAGGACCGTGGCGGTATGGGTGGCATCAACCTGCGAGAACTAGCGGCGGCGTGCAACATACCGGACGAGAAAATAAAGTTCGTGGAGCAGTACGCGTTCCGTGTTGGTGTCCCGAGTAATGTTCTCGCGTCCGTTTACACGGCAATGGATGTGTTGTTGCAACCGTCGATGGGTGAAGGTTTCGGTATCCCCGTTGTGGAGGCGCAAGCGTGCGGCACACCGGTGATCGTGTCGAACGCAACCGCGTCACCGGAACTCGTTGGTGACGGTTGGCTTGTTGAAGGTCAGCCGTGGTGGGATGCGATGCAAAAAGCGTGGATGTTCTCACCACAGATACCTTCGATTATTGAGGCTTTGGAGGAGGCGTATCAGCGTGGCCGGGAACGGTCGTTGACGGCAATAAATTTCGCTGCACAGTACGACGCGGATTACGTGTACGACAAGTTTTGGAAACCAGTTATCAAGGCGCTCCCATGATCCCGGTGATGATCGTCCCGATACTTAACACACCAGAACTGTTGTACAAGATGCTTGCAAGTATCGACTACCCGGTGTCGAAACTGGTCATCATTGACAACGGCGACTGCCTGAACACTTCGACCGGTTGGCCGGTGGAGCATGTGCAGTCAACGAAGGTTATCAAGATGCCCTCGAACCTTGGTGTTGCCGGGTCATGGAACCTTGGTATCAAGGCGACACCGTTTGCACCGTGGTGGCTGATCGTGAACTTCGATGTTGAGTGGCCTGCAGGTTCACTAGAGAAGTTTGATAAACAAGCGGAAACCGGTTCGGTGATCCTCGCGGATGGGTGGCAACCGTGGTCAGCGTTTGCGCTAGGTGAAGGTATTGTCACAAACGTTGGTTTGTTCGACGAGGCATACTACCCCGCCTATTTCGAAGATAACGATTACGAGGACAGATGCCTTGCGTCCGGTGTGCGTGTAGTGCGTTCCGACATTCAGATTGCGCACCGCAACTCTAGTACGTTGCAGGTCGGTGACTTGTCGGAACGTAACCTTGTGACGTTCCCCGCTAATCAGGCGTACTACTCGGAGCGCAATCATTCCGGTTGGTCGTTGGAACGGCGCAGGAGACTGACATGGGATTAACCCTGCCGTCGGACGTGACCGGGTTTCGTGGGTCGCGCAAGGGTGAGACGGCGTGGGTTCTCGGGTCGGGTGCGAGTCTGAACTTTGTGCCGCGTTGGTTCTGGTCTGACCGGCTGATCGTTGCCACGAACTTTGTTGGCACCCGGCTTGGCTTAGATGAGTTTTACGCCGTGACGCATTACCACTGTGACGCGGCGATCATTGCGGAGCAGCGCCCAGATGTCCCGATCATTGCACCGCGGATAGATCAGGGCGGCAACGCGGCGATACCGGTGCCACCGCAAGCGCCGAACATTTTTTATATCAACACCGGGCACCAAGCGTACGCACAATTCGACTGTGCGGAGTTGTGGCCGAAACAACTTGACACCCTAGTTGTCGGCCCGACCTCGCTCCACATGACAATGCACTTCGCGCAATACCTTGGTGCGCGGCACATCATCCTTGTTGGCGCTGATTGCGGAACGTTGGATGACGCGAGCAACTTCACCGGGTACGCGCCGGGCGACAACCCGATGAGCGTCTGGGAGTCGTCACTCCGAGATGTCGCAAGTCATCTGCGAAGTGAAGGCGTGTCGGTGATGTCGTTGAACCCGTTTGTCAATTTCGGTTTAGAAGGTCATAAGTTTCGTGGCCCAACGAGCACAGTCAATTAGGAGAACCCGTGACCCTTTACGCGTCAGCAGCGCAGATCAAAGCGGCGCTGCGGATAACCGACTCCGTTGACGACACACTAATCACAATGGCAGGCAGTGCGGCGTCCGACCTAATTGACGGGTATTGCAACCGGACGTTCACCACAACCGGCACCGTTGTCCGATTCTTCGCACCGACCGACAATTACGTCCTACAGGTTGACGACCTCGCGGGGACAGCGATCACGGTCCAGTCCTCGACAGGTGCCGACGCCGTGTTCGATGTGACTTGGCAAACAACCGACTACCAGTTGGAACCGCTGAACGGGTTCACCGCAGGGCAGAAGGTCCCGTACACGCGTCTGCGTGCCATTGAGGACTACTTGTGGCCGGTCGCGGGTGGAGAGGCCACCGTGAAAGTTACGGGCGTGTACGGCTTCCCAGCGGTCCCGACCCCGGTCGTGCAAGCCGCCGTACTGCAGTCAGCAAGAATCTTCACCCGGCTCCTAAGCCCGCTAGGTGTCGCGGGTTTCGGTGACATGGGTGTTGTCAGAATCTCCCGAGCACTTGACCCCGACGTCGCGCAACTCGTTGAACCGTACCGGCGCATGATGGGTGTCGCCTGATGCCCACCGTCAGCCAACTGCGTGCGGGTCTCGCAACGAACCTCGCAAGGATCAGCGGACTACGAACTTCCGCACTAATCCCCGACGCACCACAACCACCTATCGCCGTTGTGATACCTGACAGTATTTCATACGACACGGCGTTCAAGCGGGGCATGGACACGTACGAGTACACGATCACCGTGATCGTTGGGCGGCAGTCCGACCGCACCGCACAGAGTTCCCTTGACGGGTATTGCAACCCGACCGGGGCGCAAAGTATTAAGACTGCGATTGAGTCAGATAGAACACTCGGAGGAGTTGCACAGTCTCTCCGCGTGACAGATATGAAAACGTATGGCAGCATGACGATAACCGACACGGTTTATTTGATTGCTGATTTCTCCGTCACCGTCTACGCATAAGGAGCCAACCGTGGCTAAGTTCGTGAGCACCGACTACAAAACAACCATCAACGGAACCGACTTCTCAACCTCGCTTGCGAGCGTGGAGTTGGCGATTGAATCCGATGACGTGGAAACAACCGCGTTCGGTTCAACGTTCCGTACCCGTGTTGGTGGCCTAAAGGCTGCCAACGTTTCGCTGGAGTTCCATCAGGACTTCGGCTCCGCGTCAGTTGACGCAACACTGTTCCCGCTGCTGAACACGTTGGCTACCGTGGTCATAGTGCCAACACAAGCAGCGGTCAGTGCAACCAACCCGTCGTACTCGGCGACCTGTCTGGTGAACCAGTACACCCCGTTCGCGTCCAGTGTTGGCGACCTTGCAACCCTGTCCGTGTCATGGCCAACATCAGGTACCGTCACACGCGGCACCGCGTAACAACGTTAGGAGACTGCGATGATCCGCATACCGTTAGACATCACATACGCAAACGACACGAAGGAACAAGTCACCGCGATTGGTAAGGACGCTATCGCGTTCGAGCGTCAGTACGACAAACCAATCTCGGCGCTTGGCACCCGATTGGAGTACATGTGGTTTATTGCGTGGCACGCGTTGAAACGCACCAACAAAACTGAACTACCGTTCGACGATTGGCTTGACACGGTTGGCGAAATCAAAGATGAAGAAGCGACGGACATTGTCCCTTTGGAGAGGAGTCAGCCCACTGGCTCATAGTGCATCTCGCGCATGAGTTTGGGTTGGCTCCCTCCGTCATCCTTGACGAGTCGGAACGTATGCAAGCAACGATGGTCAGGTATTTGCGGTGGCGTAACACGCAGCACGCGAAAGCGAACCGGAGGAACAAGTAGTGGCAATGAAGGTAACGACCTCCGGTGAGTTGCGTACGATTAACTTGTTGAAAGCGTTTGACACTGATGCGTACGATCGGATTAGTAAAGAGTTGTATAAGGCTGGGAACGTTGTTGCGAAGCAAGCGAAGGAAGATACACCCGGCGGTAACGCGCTTTCTAATTGGGGTAAGTGGTCGTCAAGTGGTCAAGGCCGGTGGATACCTTTAGAACCGGGCCAGACCCGCGACCTCGGGTATTCTGGTGGTGACGTTCGTAAGAAGATACGCGTGTCACTCTCGCAAGATCAGAGGCGTTGGGGCCACAACCTTTTCTTTGTTCGCATTGTCACCATGTCAACAGCGGGCGCCGTCTACACGTTATCCGGTGCGCGACGTCGCAGAGCACAAAGCGGTGAACGGTACCGGGGAATCTCTTTCGTTGATAACCTGAACAAGAAACACGGCACCGATTACCCGCGCGGTCTACTATCTGCGATAAGGAAGAAACAAGACGAGGCACGTCCACTACTTGAGGCAGCGATGAAAGATGCAACCGCCGCCGCTAATCGCGCAATTAACCGTTAGGAGATAGTCGTGGCAGGCAAGGCAATCTCCGTACAGATCACGGGCGAGTACAACAACCGTGACGTCAACCGTGCTATCAACGACCTGAACCTACTCAAGACTGGTGGGGCAGGAACGTCAACCGCTATGGGTGGTCTTGGCAATAGCATGAAAGCACTTGGCGGTGTTATGGCCGCCACGTTCTCAGTCGGTTTGATTACGGATTTCTTTGCGTCAAGTATCTCCGCCGCGCTCGCTGACGAGAAGGCGATGCGGTCGCTGGAGATTGCGCTGCAAAACGTCGGCGCCGCGCATCAGGTCGGGCCGGTGGAATCGTTCATTGACGCGTTGGCCCGTGAGACTGGTGTCGCCGATG